GATACCAGGAAACTCGAAAACGCCAAAAAGTATCAGAAAATCATCGAACCAAACTATTACCGTGAGGCGTTACGATTACATTATGATAAAACTAAGACCCGACCTGACATTACCTATTTCAATTTAGGCGCGATCGGATGTTACATGGGACACATGGAATTCTACAGACGGTGTTTCGACCAAAACATCAAATATGCCGTTATTTTTGAAGATAACGTTATCATTAAAGATAAACGTGTGTATCAGGAAATTCAGGACGTTATCAATACAAAGGGCGACGATTTTGAAATGTGTTTCTTCCATTGTCTCTCGCGGTACCCCGATAAAGAAGATGTAGAAAAGAGTGGTATCGAACGCGTTAAATGGATTTCCAGTACCAAGTGTTACGTCGTCCATGTAGAAAATATGAAAAAATACTACAAATACTTCTTCCCTATAGATAACCATGTCGATATGAAACATGAAGATATTATCGCGCAAGGTGCACGTGTTTATTATAAGGAACTTCGTCATTGTTTAAAAATTGATCGTCGTCATCATAGTATCATAGGACATAGCAAACATGGACGCAAAGACTTCTTTTCAAAACGGTACCCAAATGCAACAAGGGTTGATCTCAATTACGGGTGGTAAATTTCATTTAAAAATTTGTTTATTTGGATATAATACACTATAGTGGTTTTTATTCACTTTATAATATTCATCTCTTTTATAAACTTTCAAAACTAATTTTTTATTTTTATAAACTTCACCACTTCCACGATGTTTAAATTTTTTAAAATCATACTCTCTATTTTTCAAATATTCTTTATTTTCATCCAAAACCGTCTTTAATAAACTTGGTCCAGTAACATCCAATTCATTTTTACAATAGTCTCTATTTTCAACATTTTTTACTATTTTATCTATACATTTCTTATAAATTTCGTTTTTTGGTTTTGATACCAATATTGCGTTATATACAAATTCTTTACCATGGTAAAGATTGTCTCTAACATAATATTCTTTATCAGTTAATGTAACTAGTTTGAAATCGTCAACCGTGACGTATTTTATATCTATGTATATACCACCTTTAATATACATTAAACAATATCTCCATAAATCAGCTTTATAAGCACCTGGTATTAATGTGTTATAAGCGTTCAATACACGGTTACCAAAATTTTCTTCTATAAAATCTCTACACATAGCATCATCAAAAAAATGAAATTGTAATTCTGGATTTTTTCTTCTCATATCATCCATACCTTCCTTTATAGTATATGGTAATTCCGATTCATTCCACGTCTGATAAACATGTTTAGGTATAACACTAATTATTTCAGAACTACCCAAAGTTTTATATCTAAAAATACTTATCAGAATAGTGAAAATAAAAGTATAGCTATAATCATATAACATATATATATATTTTTAATTCCACGGTATATCCTGTGGCCGAAACCGACACCCAATCTTTAAAAAGTCGACAAACTTTTTAAATTCTGGTTCGGGGTTCTCGAGAATTTCCATAGAATTGAGTACATTTTTGACATACTTATTATAGCCTTTATGGCCGCCCCTATGTACGTGTCTATTTTCACGCAAATTACCAATTTCACGCGGCATCATGATTATATTTTGACCCGCGTGGATATCATACTTTACCTTTGTGACGACCGGGTGACTCTTAAACTCTTTCGGAATAACGTGGTGGTCCTCGACGTTACGCACATTCCACCGAAGTTTGAATGTCCTTCGGAGAAGAGAGCCGTACCGCATACTATAGTCTGGAAATACTTCTATACCGAGCCGCATAATGGAATCTTCCAATTCATCAACTTCCTGCCACGCCGCAAAACACTCCTCTGACGATCCCGAAACGTAACACTTTTCAGTCGCAACATCGAGTGCTTCCGCGAACCTATACTGAAGGCGCGGGTTCTCGAACGTTTGAAACGGTACGTCTATTTTTTTAGAATACGTACCTTCGAGAACGTTCTTACGAATTTGACACCGTTTGTTCTCGGGGGACAGTGGAATCAAACAAACTCTAATCATTTACTTTTAAACGGGGTATATCTTTAACACATATGATAGTTTAAAGAGTAGATACGTATACTATATACGTTCCCGTAGTGAAATGGTCATCACATAGTCCTTATACTTTTAAAGTATGTCAATTTATGATTTAATTCATAAGTTCGGAGTTAAGACTGCATCCCGGGATCGATACCCGGCGGGAATATCGCTTTTTACATATGGGACACATATGTAAAAATTGATTTATAGTAATAAAATTCTTGCCTTTTCAGCTTCTTCTTTTGTTTCATATGAACCCATATATTTATTATTTTTAGACAAACACCACTTTTTTCTATGTTGCATGTAATACACACACCCACTACCATTTTTTGTTCTTTTTTGTAAATATGTTTTCTTAATATTATCCGGATTTTCTGTATATCTATTTTGAAAATTTAATACATCTTCTTTTGTTTTAAATCCACCCCATCTAAGTTTATAGGTACCAAAACTCCAAGAAGTTATATGTCCATCTTTTTTTGAACGATTTTCTATTATAAATCCAAGAAGTCCGTTATTTCGTTGTTTAGCCATTTCTCTCTGATTATTCACCATTAACTGTATAGTATCTTTACTTCTATGTTCCCCTCTCCCACCTCCAGAAGATAGATTGTAACCATTTGGGTATAATGTGTCGTATGTATTGATATAATATTTTTCCATAACACAAAGACTACAGTTATCACCTTCCCAAATTATCTCTTTTTTAAAAGTATCAAAACCGAAATGATTGATCGCATTTCTTAATTCTCTGCAATATGATTTTCCATATTTATGTCCATACATCCTCTTGGTAAATCCCTGTATAGTTTGTCCTATATACTTCTTATTATCTGGTGATGTTAACATGTATATTATACCCATATTACTTTATAATGATATAATATATTTATACCTCATACGAAGGGTACGACTCAAGATCGGTGGACCGTCTTGGAACATTTAGTGATGGTGGTGTTTTCGGACGCGTCATCCATTTTTTTATAGCCCTAGCTATACGCGATTCGTCGTCCACCTCATATATATCTGGTAATATACTTAGACCGTTACACACGTCAGGTTTATTCTTTTTATCCGGGAACGTTTGGTTAAACTCGTATATCGTGTTCGAAGGTATATCAGGGGCTTCGTCAAGTAACCTATCGTATTCTAACCGTATTCTATTTACAAATTCTAATACGTCTTCGCGGTGTTTTACATCGAGTGAAAGTTCCATATCGATACTTCTGTATAGTTTGGAGTATTGTACGCACATGACCGAATGTGCTTCCGTCATACGTGAACCATTATTAAACTTTGTTATCGATGTAAGTATTCCCGCAATCACGTTCAAAAACGCAAAAAAATATTGAAAAATAATAATTTTTTGTCTTTGGACATCCGACATCGAATCCGTATCGGGACTTAAGACGGCGAAACCACCAACGCCCGTAATACTCGATATGATTATAGATGGGTACGATAACCAATCGTGTTGACGTTTATAAAAAACGCGTGCGTGGTTGTGTAGCCACCTGTATCCGGCAGCCTTTTCGGCCCATCGGATGAGGAGTTGTTCTTGATTATGACACCAATGATGTTGTTCTGGTACTTCCCCCATTACTCTTTCTTAGAAAATAAATATGCGATATCACGAGCCAATGTATCAACTTGTTCGTTCTTTTCGTTTCCATTGTGTGCCTTGACCCATTTAAATTCGATGGACCCAAACTGTTTCTTAAGGTCTAACATACGGATCCATAATTCTTTATTTTTTACGGGTTCACCTTTACTCGTTTTCCACCCGTTACGTTCCCAGTTTTTAGACCATTCGAGTAGACCCATACGTACATAGTTACTATCGGTAAATACACACACACTCATATATTTGAGTTCGATACATTTTTCGAGTGCGTGTACGACCGCCGTCATTTCCATTACATTGTTTGTTGTTATCTTAGCGCCCCCTTGACCTTTGAGTGTATCTATAAGGTATGCCCATCCACCGGGTCCCGGGTTTCCGAGACAACTTCCGTCTGTATAGACTTCTATCATTCTTATACTTATATGTACCAAAATCTTTATGTTTTATTTAATTTTATTTTAATACAAAGTCCTTCTAGGAGAAATTTTATTTTATTTTCATACAAAGTCCTTCAAGGAGATGTTTCTAAATTACAAAATATTTTAATTTTATTTTCATACAAAGTCCTTCAAGGAGATAGTTATACTTTTTAAAAAATAAATTTATTTTAATTTTCATTTTCAGAATTAGTATATGGAAAACAATAATAATAAAATTTAATTACTGGACCAAATAATAAATATGTAAAAACAAATACAGAATATACTATAATTATTGTGTATATATCATTCATTATACTATTTTGTAATTAAAATTTTAAGCTAATTAACCCCCATGCCCATTTTGAATCTTAATAGCGAGGATTACCCGCATATAGGATACATGTCTATTTTATATGTACTAAATTTAGTTAGAGAACGCCAATCCTCCCATGCCCGACTGTATGCGGAGAACGTTGTAGTTGACCGCGAACATGTCGAGCGATGGAGTCGCGAGCGACGAGGCAGTGAGATCCTTCAACGTAATCGCAACTTGCGCGTTGTCGATTCTGGAGAAGTTGCACGTACCAGTTGGTTGATGCTCTTCTGGCTTCAACGCAAATGAGTACGAGTAGATACCTGGGTATGGCGATCCAGAGTGATGGTTGAATGGTTGCACTTGGTTAAAGTATTTACCGGATTGTTCCTTGAATCTGTCTTGACCGTTCAACACCAATTTGAACGTGCTGACTGGACCGACAGATCTCGTTGCAGCTGGGGCACCTTCTTCAACCCACGAACGAGTTGAACCTAAAACGGCATCGACATAGTATGCTGGCACACCAACTTCAGAAATTGCCATGGCGCAGTTAGAAGTCAATGGCAATTGAGTGGCCAAGACAACTTCATCGTTCAACGTATTGGAAGTAAAGTTCCACATGTTCGCGTTGGACGAGCTACCGTTGTTAACACACCAGACCAATTCCTTGACTGGGTGGTTGTACGATAATCTGACTTGTTTTTGTCCATTGGAAGTGACAGTGTCGGAACCAGTGTGTTGGACTTGTTCGATGAGGTATTCGTGTCCCTTTTGCGCGAATCTTCTTCTTTCTTCAGTGTCGAGGTACATGTAGTTACCCCAAACCTTGAAGGTCGAGCCATCAGTGTAGATGGAAAAATCGGCAGATAAGTCAAAGTCTAATCTGACTTCGTGGTATTGCAAGGCAATCAATGGTAAGGCCAATCCTGGGTTTCTGTTAAAGAAAAAGATTAATGGTAAAAACACTTGGTCAGCCGCACCACCTCTGGCGGAAGTCATTTTACCGTACGTTTGTTTCTTGGAGGCATCCAAGTACAATTCGGAGTACAATCTCCACCATCTTTGGTAGTGTTTGTCGATTCTTTGACCCCCGATGGATAATTCAACATCCTTGATAGCACGCTCAGCCACCCAGCACGCATCGTAGGTGTCCGATCTAGTCGTAGCAGCGAGAGTGGTTTTCGCCTTCATTTCAACGTACATGTCCGCGATCAAATCACCGTTTCTGGCGATCGTAACGGAGACACGACCGGATGGACCGGCGGTACCGTTGACAGTTTGTTCGATGTTTTCCATCGCGAAGTTAGTGTGGCGTTTGTAAACAGCCTGGAAGAAAGTAACTTTTGGGTTACCAGTTAAGTAGACGTCTTGGGCGCCGTAAGCGACGAGTTGCATGAGACCACCGGCCATATTGTTTGTTTTGTACTATATACTGAGATTTTTTTTTCGGATGGGAATCGCGAAAAAACCCGGGTGATTTTTTCCTGGTATACATAAATGTCGACTGAACAAGAAGAACCACTCCTCGAAGAAATTGAGGAAGAAGAAGAAGAACTCGAACTTACCGAAGGTGACGAAGACGAAGACGAAGAATTTGAAATGTTCGATGAGAACGAACCGTTTATGACGGATATGGGTGGGCTATTAAGTTCGGTCCTCGCGACCGAAGACGGTGATACGGTTTGTTCCGCGCTGGTAAATATCTCCAGACAAATCGAGGTCCAAAACAAAATTCTTATAAAAATGTTAGCTCAAATGCAAAAAAAATAGCTTAGAAAAATAAGTGGTATGTAATAGAAGAAAATGGACGACACACATTATATCAGTCCGGATGCAAATCCCCAAGATTCGTATGATATACAGTGGAACACGCAAATCCAATCACTTAATCCCGAAGAGTTTATGATGTTTCTCTCCCAATTAGAAGATATGTGGGATATAAATACTAAAGGTAATGTATTAATAGCATTTCAAACCGGATTTAAAAATTTTTTCAATCCCAACGAACTTAATATCGAAACGGGTGTTCCTGATAGTTTTGATATTGATGTTGTTTCGGGAAAATATATTAGATTAAACGAAAAATTGGGGCATATGTATCATCGCGCCGTCTTTTTAAAACTTTTGGATAATGAAGACGATGAAGATATGACAATATCCACGCGTATTAATCGATTGATAGATCAAGTGTATGACGCATGGCAAATAGTTTCGAGTTCTGGTCGTACATACGAACGAGTTAATTATCCTACACGCGTTCCTGTAAACCCCGACTCTGATCCATCTATATTTAGGTCTTCGACTATGGGTAAATTTGACGAATTAACACCGTACCAACAGGCAATAATAACTTGTTTAAAAAAATTATACGGTAATAATTTAAGGAGATACAAAGGATATTGTTGTTCTCAAATTAAAACCGAGGATAACCAAGGTACGCGCGCTTGGCAACAGAATGAAACTATTCAAGAATATGTGTATAGTGTCGGTCAAAAAGAATCAGAAAATGAACTCTGGAAAGCCTTAACCAGTAGGGGCGCTGTATATAACGAGGTTATCAGACACTTGTCAAACTGTAATGATATACAATTTCCCGAAATTAAAAAGAATCGTCACGTTTGGTCGTTTAAAAATGGTATTTTCATTGGTAAGGAATGGTCGGCTAAGACGGGTCTATATCAATCTTCATTTTATACGTATGATTCGCGTGAGTTTATGAATCTCGATCAAACCATCGTAAGTTGTAAATATTTTGAAAATGAGTTTACGAACTACGACCATATCGAAAATTGGTACGATATACCGACTCCACATTTTCAGACTGTTCTAGACTATCAGAAGTTTGATACAGAAGTTTCTAAATGGATGTATGTGATGGGTGGTCGATTATGTTTTGACGTGAACGATATGGATACATGGCAGGTTATACCATTTTTGAAGGGTATTGCGCGTTCGGGTAAGTCGACACTCATTACAAAAGTGTTTCGTAAATTTTATAACGCGGACGATGTACGTACGCTTTCGAATAACGTCGAAAAGAAGTTTGGTCTATCGTCTATTTATGACGCGTTCATGTTCATCGCACCCGAAGTCAAAGGCGATTTACAACTCGAACAAGCGGAGTTCCAATCGGTCGTATCCGGTGAAGATGTTTCTATTGCGGTAAAGCACGAAAAGGCGAAATCATTCGAATGGAAAACACCCGGTGTTCTCGGCGGAAACGAAGTTCCAAATTGGAAAGATAATTCGGGGAGTGTTTTACGTCGTATTTTAACGTGGAATTTCGGAAAACAGGTCAAGGATGCGGACCAAACACTCGAAACGAAACTCGAAGCTGAATTACCTATTATACTTCAAAAGTGTGTTCGTGCGTATTTGGAATATGCACAAAAGTATTCGGATCGAGATATTTGGAACGTTGTTCCCGAATACTTCAAGGTGGTTCAGCGTCAAGTTGCGACGATCGCGAGTACACTCGAAAACTTTCTTCAGTCGACCGGTGTGAAATACGGGAAGGAACTATACTGTCCCCAAAAAGACTTTGTCGCACTATTTAATGCACATTGTGGTGCAAATAATCTTGGTAAGCCTCGTTTTACACAGGACTTTTACGTTGGTCCGTTCAGTCAACGCGAGATTGAAGTTCGTGAAGAATCGATTACGTATAAGGGACGCATATATCCAAAGCAGTCGTTCATATTTGGTATTGATATAGTCGACGAAACCATAACATTTGGTAATGAGTATTAAAATGTCAGAGTAGTATAAGTATGGATCCCAGACAATTCTTAAAAAATTCCAACGTTGATATTCAGAGGTCCGAGCCAGCTACACAGAACGGCCTTAAAATCGGGAAGTTTCATCCGGGAATGTATAACGTTCTCGTAAACAAAAACTTTTCAAAGGATGAAAAGCGCGTCGATTTACAATATATCTTAAAACAAAAACCAAAGGGGCACGCGCAGATAACACCCGGAATAACGATAGAACTGAACGAAATTAAGGGGTATTTCGGTAGGTTCCAAACGGGTGCTATACACACGGCTAATTTCGGTATCAAAGGTGATTTAACAAAAAACTTTTTTTCGGTTCAATTGAGTGGGTACGCAATGGACGGTACCGAACGCAAAAACTTTACGTTTGTTATCTATAGTAACGGTAAAATCAGATTTTCGGGTGGGTTTTTAGGGTCCAGTAACCTTAAACGCCAACCCGAAGCTTTACGTAAATATCTTATTGATACGTACACACAAAAACAGGGATTCTTATATAATGATATTGAATATAACAATATTGCGGGTTTCTTTAATACGAATGTGAACTTTCAATTATCGAGAATAGCGCGTGAAAATCCTTTAAAAGCCGAATACATTTCGTATGAAGGTGAATTGTCACCCTTTTTATATATGACATATAAAGAACATAAATTCGTTTTATCGACTAAATCCGAAACACTCGGTTCGGGTATAGTACAAATCCAAGGTGAAACGGACCCGAGCGAACTTGAAAGTGCGTATACCATGGGTGTTGGTATCGTGAAGAGCTTACACGCGTCAGGATATACGATGGGTATGACGAACCGTAATGTCAACGCACCAAAATTACCGGTCGCAAAACGCGTAAAGGTATCGACGTGTCCAAAAACACGAAGACCACCATGTAAAGACGGTTTTGAAATACGAACGAATCCACAGGGTTCCGAGTGTTGCTTTAAAATCCCTAAAAAGCGAGGTCCGGTAAAACAGGCTAAAAACGTTTCCATTACATATTCGAAAGATGGTACTATGAAAATAGGTGGCCGTAAATGCGATAGACTTACGAAACCCGTTTTACTTGATGTTGCTAAAAAATTGGGTATCGTCGGTGTTAAACAAAAAAATTCAAAGGAAACGATATGTTCGGCACTCGATGCGATCGAAAAGGGATCATCAAACTTTAAAGTAAACGGGGCGTTATGTCGAACATTGAAGAAAGAACAACTCGTTGCTGTCGCAATATCAAAGGGAATACCTGTCGAAGATAAGGATACGGTAAAAACATTGTGTGATAAACTTCAAAATAAACCGAACACACCAAATACGCCGAACTCACTCGCCAATGAAATGGAACAGGTACTTTTACGACGAAACAGAAACGTTATAAATAAGAAGCGACGTATCGATGAAGCGAGTATTAGAAATGATATCATCAAAATATACGGTAAAAAGTGGATGTCCAAATACGGTACCGTTATGAATATAAATAAAAACGTACGCGATGTAAAAAATCAATTGAATATGATGGAAAAGAATACATCTATTAATGTAACGACACGTAATGGTATCATAAAAAAGATGGTCGCGAACGATATCAAGAAGGCTATGATTAAAGATCGTAAACTTAACCAGGAAGAAGACCTTAAAAAGAAACGTATTCAAAAAGAGGCTGAAAAAATATACGGTAAGTTTGGTAAAAATATCGTAAATAATGTAGTGAAATACGTGTCGACCCTTCCAAAAGTGCCCGCGCTCAATAGTAATAAGGTCAAAAACTATATTAAAATAAAACGCGAACTGCAACAGAAACCACCAATAGCTTTAAAGAATACGCGCAAAAATAAATAAATATGGATGATCCGATGGAACTCGTGGTACGACGTGTTCGACAAAATAAAAATGGATTTATAATTGATAATAAATACCGTTGGAATAAAGATATTCTGTCGAGCATTATAGATAGTATATTTTATACTTTAGCAGATTATATACGAATGGAAAGAGAAACGAATGAAGTGGGTATGGGTGAATTAGAAATAAGTTATTATTATACCGATGGTTTTAAAAATGCTGAAGATGCTAAAGCCTATTTAGAAGAACACCGCGACCCCGATGATACTAAACTCATGATATATGTATACGATAACATGAATTTGATGGAACCAGGTACACATAGACGGACACTTTTGTATCTTACGAACATACTATACTTCGATTTATAAGTTTATGTGGTTCCGATATTTGTTTTAAATGTTTTGCATGATACGAAAAATCGTATCCAAGAAATTGTTCGTTTATTTCTTTGGAGAGACCGAATGCCTCCATTTTTCTGGATGTTTGGGTACATACAGATAACCTTTCAAGATTTAAGAATCTATCTTCCATCATTATAAACTCTTTAAGTGATTCTTCGCCTAATCCGTCTTTACGCATTTGTTCAAACATCTTCTTGGACTCACCGTGTGACATGTAAAAATAATTTGTTGAAAAGCCTAAAACGGTTACACGCTCACCTGTACTATCAAAGTCACGCATTATGAATAGTACTATTATGATAACAAGTATCCAAACAAACATTGTACTTTACTTTACTCCAATATATTAAATAAATCTTTTATTTTATGAATTATATTGAATAAAGTATTCTTATCTTCGACATTTTCGGGTTTTATTATTTCAAATTCAACTTGGTACGTAAACGGATCTTCCGAATCCATGTCTTGTGCGCCCCCGATTATAGATGTCATATCGATAGATAGATTTTTACGGATATATGAAGTACGTGTTTTCGTCTTTTTACAATCCATTTCACTATCGTAATCGTGTTCGATCGGTAACTCTTTTGATACACAAAATCGTATATCAAACGGCGTCCCTTCGAGTTGTTTGAAATCTTCGACGTGTACACGTTCCTTACGTATAACGGTTTCTTCGTTTGTAGATTCATCGATCGTTATGCGGAGGTTATCTTTTTCGCGGTAAAAGACTTCGGTCTGAGACGTTTCAATACGTTCCCAGCCATCATACTTGTTAAGTCCTTTCATTAAACTGATGTACATCTTTTCACCAATATTTGTATCGAAAAACTTTCCGTTATATTTACCGAGACGCATTTCCATTTCAACGTGTTCATCATCTTTGTATTTATTAAAGATGGGTTCGATTGTATCACACACTTTATGAACGTTCATTTTATATTACATTTATATAGTGCGCCTCTTTCTTAAGCCTTTTTTATACACCTTTTTTATATGCACGGGTTCACAAACTTGGGAAATACGTGTTATTTTAATTCTGCTATACAAACGTTCTTACATATATACGATATATCTGCGCATATACTACGAAACAAATACGAAGGTGATTGTTTATTTACGAAAGTCTATGAGTATGTAGTTCACGCATATTTTTCTAATCGCGAAACGTGTGTCTTTGCGGCCGGCCCCCTTTTATCTGAATTTGTAAAAAAGTTTCCGAGGTTTACGATCGGTGAACCTCACGATGCTCAGGACGCACTATTATGTATAATAGATTTACTCGAAAAGGGGTACCCTATAATTAAAGAACTCCTTTATGGCGAAACGACACAGATTACCATATCACCAGTGGGTAAGAATACGATAAAAACACCTTTCTGCATACATATTTTAAACATGAAACAATATGTTAAAAATATAGATGAAATGATCGAAGATGCGACCAAATGGAACACGATTGAAGGGTACATAGACGATGAAGGTGTGAAACATCACGTTGCGACGACGCGAACTATTATTTCTAAAGCACCTAAAATTTTACTCGTATCATTCGATAAAAAGAGTAGGGTAAAGGTCGATACAAAATTAAAGATGGGGCACGAGTTATCCGGTTCTATAGTTCATAAAGGTATTCAACGTGGTGGTCATTACATATCTATGTGTGCACTTGGCACCGAATGGTTTATACAAGATGATGATACATTAGGTAAACTCAATATGTTACCTAATGAAGATAATCATTACATCCTGGTATACAGTCTAAAAACTCCTTCATCTGGATGTCCTCCTTGATATTCACGAGGGTTCTATAAAAGGTGCGACGATTATTTGGAAACGTTTTATCGGTACGTTTTTTTAATGGTTTCCACCAAAGTGGTCCCTTTTCCCACGTGACATACATACACTCGACTATATCATCTTCTTTCAGCCACGAATAATCAGACATACGGTCCAATGGTATTTGCGATTCGTGAATGAGTTTTCCCTTTTCTTGTATAAACAGTCTCCATGTGTGACGCCCGGGTACACACCCAGGTGTTTCGACCGTAGGTGATTTCTTCACTTTGAAATCGATCGTATTTTTATTACGGGGTTTCCATTTGAACATTGTTTCGTGTGTCCCTATGCGTATAGGGTCTTTTACGGGTGTAAAAATAAGTCCATCCATCTCTTGTGTAACGGTCGGTAAATACACGGTCATAAACTGTTTAAAATCGTCGTGAAGATGAAACTTTTTAACCTTTAGAAAAATTGGATCGGTTTTTAAAACCATCATCATTTTAGCCGTTTTTTCACAATGTTCTAAACGGTCCAATAGATTTTTATTACCAACGACTTCGCCGCACGTCAGTAAACAATCGTAAATCATAAAATCGTTCTCGTATAATTCACCTTCGAGGATTGTCCCTTCATATATAGGTCGTCTAAAATTGAGCGAACACGTAAACATTTCTAATGCGCGATTCATAAATATACAGACTTTTTGTGGTCCGTACATAAATGCGAGCATCATGTACCGCATTCCGTCCGTCTTTTCACATACAACATATTGATTCTTTGCAAGTATATCAAAGTGTTTACGTTCTATAGATATTGGTTGACTTCCCGGAAATATACCTTTCGTCCCCCATTTAGATTCCATAAAGGATATCGTATATTTGTAAAGTGGATCATCCGACTTTACAGACACACGGGACATTATGTTCTATATATTTTTCTATTCTTTAATTTGCTTTAACACCAGCAGCGTTTAGAATATTACTTATACATTCGTGACTATACGTCATCGTCAACTTAGCTGCTGTATACGCATGAATTTTGACACCACCTTCTTGTAATTTTTTAAACATAGTAGACATTCTCGGATGAATTTTAAACGCACCATTTTTTTTATCTTTTAAATTTTTTGTAATGTTTTTATTCATCATAACCCATGATTTTGCAGATGTTTCCTTTACCATGTATATATTTTCCGAAATTTTATTAGTGACCGATGTATCAAAATGTAAACCTATTTGTTCTACGGGTTCATTGACATTATTTTTCACTTTTTCTTTGAACATCCCCCAATCAATACCTTCGGTTACACCCGGAAACACGAGACACCCAATATTTTCGTGTTTGTCAAAAACTTTATCGAGTGAAACATCATCGACCTGAATTCCAAAATCGATAAAAAAAATACGTTCGTATGTTTTTAAATATTTATAAATTATTTCAGCTTTTTCAAAGGGTTCATCGTCTACGAATACGACCTCATTTTCTGTATTACCTCTTTGCATACACTTTAAGTTAAAACGAAGAATTGTGTGAAGTGTCTTTACGTGACACGATTTAGCACGCGTCACTAAAATAGTAGCTATTTTCATGTTTTTATTACATACATATATATTCTAAACCTTAAGCCTATCATTTAAACACCCGGAAAATGGTAGGTTTCCGACGTGTCCGAGTGTTGTGTTACAATCGGCAAAAATTTTACCGCCACATTGTTGCCATCGTCTACAAAATGCGTAATCTTCCGAAAGGTATCTACGATTATCCGGATCGATCATACAATCAAATACGGCACAATAATCATCAAAGTCTCTATTTTGATGGTCGTTCTTACAATTTAAATCGGTAAATTTTTCATGCATTTTCTCGAGTGCTTTACGCGTAATCACCATAAACCCCGTCGGTCCATCTAATACTTCAACAAATCCGTTTTCAACAGATCTCTGCATCGCACCAATATTTGCGACCAAACTTGATGATAACATATAAAGGTCTCGTTCGTCGCCGGCTTGAATTGCAGTCTTAGCTTGATCCCACATCACGACCTTCTTTGGGTAGATAGCAACGGAAACATCGTGTCCCGACCGAACAAGACGAACGACCGATGCTGGGTCAAAATCAACGTCTGCATCTATAAACATAAAATATTCACAATCGGTCTTTTGCATGAACCGACCAATGGCAACATTACGCGCGCGATGTACAAGACTTTCATTTTCGGTCGTATCAATCATGAGTTGAATACCTTCACGAATAAGAAGGAGTTGAAGTTTAATGATTCCGATCATATACTTTTCTAAACATAGTCCACCGTAACATGGCGTACTTAAAAATAGTTTCGTCATAATATAAATGTATGGTTTTATTCCTCTAAGTGTTTTTTAATTATAGTTTCAATTTTATTAAGTGTAGGGATGGAAATACCACATTTTTCACATACTTCCGTTTTTGTAAAATCGTCTTTGAGAACAAAGTAAATAATAGTCGACGCCACACTATTCGGTGTTTTACTCATAAGTTCTGAACACGATTCAAGTTTCGAACACATTTTATTACATTTTAATCGTTGTTCGCGCGTAACTTCAAAGACGTTAAGTAATCTTTGCATAACATCGAAAGGTCGCGTGACATAATTCTTTTCGGTTTTACCAAGAAGTGTATCGGTAAACATTTGGGTCGTTCGACTAATATCTTTACTATGAATTGAAAACATATCGGCAATTTCCTTTGTCGTTCTCGGTATTTTAGAGAGACGACACGCGTATAAAACACAGTTGCCTTTTATTCCTGAACGAACCGCACCCCTCGTGAGTTTTTCTAAATTAAACTTTCTGTACATCATCTTTGCATCTTTTAGAACCGATTCGGGTAAATTTGGACACGCTTCGTCTATATCTTTGTACGCATGAAACAATGCGCGATCTTTATGGTTCATAGATTGGTGAAAATTGATTTTAGCCATACGTTTATTTTCATACGTGGACGAACGTTGTGTAGATATAATCGTTCCCTTGCCCCATGCTTGAGAGAAAAGTTCCGGGTTTGCGTTTGGACCACCACACCTCGACGGATCATTCATTTTACCGTCGTCCGATATACCACTCGTCCACTCGGGACTTTCATCTATAAACATCGAATCAACGAGACCACATTCGGAGCACGTCGGCAGACCTTCCCTCGAAAATACCTTCGTTCCATTACATTCTTTGCACGTATGCGTATTAACTGACTTTTTTAGTGTTGGTTTTTTTAAAAGTTTGTCCAAATCGGACCATATAGTAGCAGTCAGCTCTTCCATTTTTGAAGTATACGGATTTATTTTCAAAAAATATAAATCGCACTTAGGTTTTTAAAAATTCATTTCATCTGCATGTTCCTTTGCGTATTTTTCGATCATATTGACAGTTTCTTTAAAACGTAAAGAACCAGGACTTCGAGGTTCCCATTCATCCCATTCTTTATCGATGGACGCGTGATTTGATGGTGGTATAACAATACCGTCGACGTGATCATCGGATACTATAAAGTCTTCGAGGTCACTTCCGTCGTCGTCAGATTCATCTATAATTTCACTATCTTCTTCCGAATCAATATCATCTATCAATGCGTATAAGTTATCCTTTACGTTTACAAAAAACTCGGGTAAATGGTGGTGTTCGGAAAGATTTTCACTCTGAACGAGTTCATCTTTTGTTTCGTCAAATTCGTATAGACGAGCACATTTATACGTCATCGACGTCTCGGAATAGTACGACACGACGAGGTAATCGGTGCAATTTTCTTTTACTTTGGCGTACAGTTCATCTTCTATATCATCCTCAATATTTACAAGGACTTTAACTAAATCTCCAGGCTGGATTTCACAAAATTGTATCATATCTAAAGAATTGCGACAAAAATATTTACAAGTATTAGCACAGATGGGAGTTGAAATTTTATCAAAAGATGGTTGTACATATTGCGAACACGCGGTTACTTTATGCAAAGAATACGATTTAGAATACAAGCAGACTAAAGTTGATAAGACCGAATTAAAAGAAAGGTGTGGTACACAGGCGTCTACGTACCCCCAAATATTCATGAACGATGTCCTGGTAGGTGACTTCTTCGAATTCCAGGAGTTTCTCGAAGAGGCAGAACCTATGCTTCTACCAACACTCAGTAGGTTTACTGTATTCCCCATTAAACACGAAAACTTATGGGCGATGTATAAAAAGGCGCAGATGTCGAACTGGACTGCCGAAGAGATTGATTTTTCCAAAGACATGGACGATTGGGACGGGTTAAGCGATAATGAAAAACACTTTATAAAATATATTTTAGCTTTTTTTGCCGGTTCAGATGGTATAGTTTTTGAAAATATTAATAACAATTTTGCGGATGAAATTCAACTCACCGAAGCTCGATCATTTTACGCATACCAGTGCCATAACGAGATGGTTCACGGTGAAACGTATAGTAAACTTATAGACAAATACATAAAAAGTTCGACTGAAAAAAATCAATTATTTGAAGCAATTAAAACGATACCGTGTATTGAAAGAAAAGCAAAATGGGCCATGAAATGGTTTAGTAAAGAACGACCGTTTGCGGAACGTCTTTTAGCGTTCGCTTGTGTCGAGGGTATTTTCTTTTCGGGAAGTTTCTGTGCCATTTTCTGGTTGAAAAAGAGAGGATTACTCCCGGGTCTGTGTTTTAGTAACGAACTTATAAGTCGAGATGAGGGAATGCACCAAGAATTCGCGGTCGAAGTATTCAATATGTTAAAAAATAAACCGTCGGCTTCGGTCATTGAAGAAATTATAAGAGATGCCGTTTCGATCGAAAAAGAGTTCATTACGGACGCACTTCCGTGTAGTCTTATCGGTATGAATTCCGATAAAATGATTGAATACATTGAATATGTCGCGGATAGATTAGCAAAACAGGTCGGTCACGATAAAATCTGGAATACGAAAAATCCCTTTGATTTTATGGAGAATATATCACTCGATGGTAAGACAAACTTTTTTGAAAAGCGTGTTGGTGATTATGGTAAAATGGATGAAGATTCGACAAATATTGAATTTGACGAGGATTTTTAGGGGGTGATTATAACTTTTTTGCCATCGGAGCACGAACACGTGACGGCATCACCATCGGATGTTACGACATCCATGGAACCGTAACGTGCACCAGAAACGATCATTTGAAACTGATCTTCGTACATACCTGGTAAAGCTGATGGCATATCGACCATTCTTGGTGGTGCTGATGGTCCTGGTGCGGGTCCTGGTGCGGGACCGACAACTTCTTCCATTTCTTCTTCTGAATCGAATGGTGCATACTCTTCGCGCTTTATGTTCATCATACCCCATGTAATGAGCATGAACACGATCGTATGAAGTATGAGACCCCCTGTAGATGGACACCCAGTTGGGCTGGAGACCCACGAACCAAATACTCTACGCATGATGCGAAACGTTTCTGGGTTTGCAATAACAAAGAAAACTAAGGCTGACATAATGGAAATCAAGAATTTTTGTTCCTGTTTTTTACCGTTGCAGCCGCAACCACAATCTTTAAAAAGACCCATTAGTATATTTTATATATAATGTATTGAGAAAAAAAACCGACTTAAAGTTTGGGAACATATATGTTATATAAAATACAATGTCTAATATTATCCAAGTTTCCCAACAATTTGATCCGTCGTCTGTAGTCTTCACAAAAATGAAGAAAAACAAGAACGGTGGAAAAACCGTGTATATCAATGCACAAGATGGCAAAAGGAAACTCTATTTACAACTTCCGTTTATGCGATCACCTTTTGGTATGAGTGCGTTCACCGATGAAGCGACAAACAAAACGTCATATTCGCTCGACTTATCCTTTGATAGGGATAATGAAGAAGGTTTGGCTTTGGCCGAGAAATTGAAGGCACTTGATGAAATTATTATCAAGACGGTCGCCGATAACTCTAAGGAATGGCTCGGTAAAGTCTATGATATCAATGTCATTCGCGAAGCTTTGTATAAGCCACTCGTTCGTCAGGCTAAGGATGATTACCCGGATACTATTAAACTCAAGATTATGACCAAACAGACGGGTGAATTCTTGGCCGAAGCGTATAATTCGTCTCGTCAAATGATCTCGGTCGATCAGATCGAAAAGGGGCAGAGGTGTGCGTGTATTGTTGACGTGAACCAAATTTGGTTTATCGATAACAAGTTCGGTGTAAGTGTCCGTCTTTCGCAAGTCCTTTGCGAACAATCGGTCAAACTTCCATCGTTTGCGTTCCAGGGCCTTGATGGTCACATTGCAGAAGACGATGAAGAAGTAGAATATTTTGAAGAAGAAGTCGATGAATAAAATAGTATTCTATAATAGTATGGAACGTGATCGTCACATTAACGATTTAAAAAAAATTGCATCTCTATCAAAAAATAAAAAAAATGTTAAAACGCAGAAACAGAGAAATCTTTTAGGAAAAAATGTCATAAAAGCTATTGAAGGTATCGGATGTAAACCACACGAAGTGTTTTATAAACCCGATACCAATTTTAGCGTAAACGGGTCTTTAAGTAGTAAAAAGGGATTGCGTAAAATTGGTAAAGGTCAAATGGGTGAAGTGTTTCTCGGGTGTATAGATAAAGAGTGTGAAAAACCGGTCGCGATAAAGGTCTCCAATGATCCAAATAGGTACGAATTTAAAATTGGAAAACGTATCGAAAAATTGAGTGGGACGCGTATGTACGCCTACCAACAATGTGATAAATATTCTATAATTTATACCGAGTATGCAAATAGCGGTAACTTAACCAGTTTTATAAAAGATAATATAAAAATACTTCGTCCCATACATTTAAGAACTATAGTCACACACATACTCTATAACTTATACAGAATCCATAAAAAGTATCCGTCGTTTCGTCACCACGATTTACATACCGATAATGTTTTAATACATACGGATGTTAAGTCATCCGGTATTCGAAGATTCGTAATTGAAGATATGATTTTAAAAGTGAACGATATAGGTATCGAGGCATCTTTGAATGATTACGGGTTTTCGTCTATCGATGGTATCCCAAACCCAGAAATCGATTCGGGCGATTTCAAAAGTAAACACGGTATTTATAGACAATCACACCCCATGTACGACGTTCACTTTTTTCTCAATTCACTTAGAGCGTTTTTAAAGGGTGAGAAGATATATGTCGGCGCAGAAACTATTCAGTTTATAGATCGCGTTTTACCACTCGGATATTTGGGTCAAGTGACATATAAAATAAACGATTATAGATTGCGTGCTTCGCCGATAGGTCATAGTGCATTACCGACATTCAAACGTATATTCATGGATAGATATTTTTCACCATATAAAAATATGAAACCGTCTTTTGATATAACCACAATCATAGGTCGAACACCTATGAAACCAAAACCTATTATTGTAAAACACGGCGGACCGGTACCAGTACCAGTACCTGTAAAGAAGACCCCAAAAGTACCGACCGTTTCGGTATCTAAAAAGGGGTACGTTAAGATTGGTACACGTAAATGTGATTCGTATAAAAAAAGTGAACTCGTGTCGTTCGCGAGTACACTAAACGTTCCTACCGAAAATAAAACGATCGCCAAAATATGTGAATCATTGAAATTAAAATATACTAAGTAAGTATAACATGTTACCATTCATCATTCTCGGCGCGATTAACGCATATATATATTTAAATACAGGCAAGAAGCCTGTGGTTACTTCGGTTCCTTCGGTTCCAGAAGAAACCAATAAAGCGATGTGGACCGTTTTTGGCACGACGTGGTGTGGATGGACGACCAAACAACTTGAATACTTGAAAAAGAAGGGTATTGAACACAAATTCGTCGATTGCGAAAAAGGCAAATGCGACGGAATTGATGCGTTTCCAGTTATGGAAAGTCCAACCGGTGAAAGAATTACCGGGTACAAGGAAATTTAATTAAATACCGCGAACGACGGCCATTGCAAGTGAAAGGATGAACGCATCGGTAAACGTACTAATTGGTTTGAGAACCGTTATATGTTTCACGAGCGATTGGTTCCACGCAAATCTAAGAACAAACGTACTGATAAGGATAGAGAGGATGAACACAAGAATTTCAGTTATGAAGTCTGTAGGTCTTTTAGAATTTGCGAGGTCTCTGAGCATTTTACTTATTACTAATATTTTTTTCTATGATAGTAGTAATGAGTAAACCACTTCCTCTGAGTGGTTCTGAACCGACATATACCGAAAGATTATGGGGTCGGACCGTAGGTATAGGAAACAATAATTGTTATGCGTATGCAGTAGGCGATTACGAAAGTTTTAGAATGCAAAAAAGTATTCCTGGTGAGCGTGCCGGTGTTCGTAACCTTTCACATTCGTATACACACTGTAAAGGATTACCCCAACGAGTTATGGCCGATAATCCTAAAAAGGTGTACCTCGCAAAAGCCGAGGAAAAGTGTAAACCAAACCACTTTAAAGTTATGATGTTCGTGGCTCCAGGGAATAAGCGAAACTATTTTAGACAGGGTGATTTTCATTTTTACAAACAGCATGGTTCAGTTGAATACAAAGTGAAAGCGAGTGATACGTACGATGCTATAGCCAAATTTTTTAAGGTTCCCATACTGCGTGTAAAAAGAGCCGGTAAATTGGCGCCTGGGAAACTTTTGAAATTTAAGGCGAATGTGTTTAGTCATAAAAGAGGGTGGGCGACCGGTCCGTTATTGGTAGATGCAAAGGGTAAAAGTATTCAGGATCCAAGAACGGCATCGCGTAATTACCCTGGTTTAAATTATCGGAAATACTGTAGTTCATTCTGTGTTAAGGACAGAGGGATCCAGGTTGGACATACTCACCCCAAAGTCGTTAAGAATACTCGATAAATCGGATTCGTTATTTATATCGAAAAATATATCGAGTGCGTTAAAGACGAATTCGTTTTCCAAGATTACCGTATTCGATGTCGCTTCGAATAAATTGTGTACGGTAATTTGTACCCTGAATTTTTCACCGTCAAATATTTTACGACATATGGGACAGGTTTGTTTCCCTTTATTTTTCCAATTCTGTAGACAATGTGAATGAAATAGGTGTCCGCACCGTATTGGTATGTTCGACCGTGATTTTCGTACCTCATTGAGACATATGGCACACTGTGTCATTCTCTATAGAACTTAAAGAAGTTAAAAGTTGAGATTTATCGTACTTTTAATAAATACCGGGCATTTTGAGAAGCGCGACGTTACATGAGCCACACTTTTCGGTACCCTGTAAATTTTGGACCGGCTTTAATATTTCGGGGCCTTTTTCTTGGAGCATTTTGCGAAACGAATAGTTATCTTCGAATGAGATACCATTTTGTTTCATGATATAGTTGTTAAATAATTGTGATGAACTGTTCATTGTGAAACATCGGCCGTCGGCCATACCAAGTCTTTGTGACATTTTATATTACATTAGAAATTAATTTGTTTATTTTTGATTGTATCTACCCAAGATTTTTGTCCGAGATTTCTTGCTTCTTTTATGATATCATTTATGTTGTACCCTGACGCCACATCAAAAACTTCCTTTTTTAGCGGATCTATATCCGTCGTAATTAAAGATTTTTTGTGTTCGAGAATATGTGATATGATAATATTATACGCAAACGCAATCTCTTTGAGTGTTTCTGCACCCGTTATGATAATCTTACCCGTACTGAATATACTCGTCGTGATTTCTTTCATATCCTCGGCTGGTCTGAACTTTACCTTGACGGCCGAGTACCTATCTGGTTCAAACGACATTTTGAAAACATCTTCGAATTTTCGCGCCGTTTCAATTAGATTTAAGTTTTTGTTCAAACTAAAATTCGAGTTTATCATAACAACACGGAACGAGTCTTCTGGGATAATGTATTCCTTACCGAGAATTTTACTGAACATGTACGATAATTGTCGGATAACACGTTTACAATCAAATAGATCGGCACACCCCGCGACCTGGATACTCCCATTCGGAAAAACTTTTACCGATTTCGTACTATGGTGATCTTCGTAAATAAGTGATATCTGATTAAAGAATGTTGTTTCTTTACGTGTCCAGTTAAACGTTCGTGTTTTTTTCTTTGTATTTGTCAATTTTATCGTATTCTGTTTATCGAAATATGCTTTTAGAAACGGTATGTCTATATCACGTTTAAATTGCGAAATCATGGTTATCGTCGTAAGTTTTATCCACGATGGTTCGATTTCCGGATGGTCGCGTTTTATTTTTTCTCTAAACGCATTAAGCGTTAGGAAATACGAAAACGTGTTATTCGCGATTGACGAATACATTTAACTTAAAAAAATTTTACTTAAAGTTTACTTAGGTTATATGTGTATGAATAATTTAAAAAATAAACCTTCCCCTACTTATCTCGCCGAACTGGAAAAGATAAAGTGTCGTCAAAGGAATTATGAGCCAATTGAATTCAGTTGGCACGATGAAGAAGATTGGCGTATTTTCATTAATTCATCTCACGAAGAAATTAATATGAGAAAATTTGTGGAGGAAGAAGAATATTGGAACGATATTCCAAAAGTCAAGCAAGAGTTAAGAGACCACCCAACTCACTGCAAGCGAGTTATTGTATGGGTGTGTTCGGCGTCTATACGGGGAACAGTTTATGACTTCAACTTCGTTTATAACCAAGACTACGATGGTGATGTTGAAATGGAGGGATATTTACCTGACATTATAGGGGTTGAGCGACTTCAAGAAGAGCTCTGTGAAAGATTCCAGATAGGTGAAGAGAGTATAAGCGGAGGTGAAAGTGGAAGTGAGGAGGAGGAGGAGGACACGAATGCTTGGATTATACGAGCGTTTAAGGAAAAGGCAGAACAAGAGACTAACCCGTATAAGAAAAAGGCGTGGGAAAACGCAACTACTGCTCTTGATAATATCTCTCTCACTATTCATAGCGTTGAAGATGTAAAGAATGTGAAAGGTCTTGGAAAATCTTCGTATGCTTTTTTGGAAGAACTTTTTGAAAATCGCAAAGACTGCGATTCTGGTACACGCGAAACATTTGCTTCATTACCAGAAGAAGTCAAAACATATCTTGAAGATATTTCGGAAAAAAGCGAAAATGAAACTTTGACGAAGGTTGAAGATTTTTTTAAAACTGCAATCACAGATTTACGTGAAGCAATTCGGTGGCTACCGGAACATATAAAAATATGTCTTGATGAAGACGGTGTTTTGTGTGTGAATGGTCTTTCTCGAGAATATTTTTACGCAAAAGGGTGTCCTTTAAAATCTACTCTGAATGGATATAACTGTATTGTTGATGGAACTGCACAATATGATGGTTTTAGTGATGCATGCGCGGGACTTATCTTTGATGGTATAATTACCATGCCGGAATGGAATGACAGTGAGATGAATTTTCACTTTGAGTACAATCATAATGATGAATCTATTGAAACTAAAGTAAGTGATTCTTATTTTGATTTTGACGAGGAAGATCTAAAAGAATTAGCACAAGAAATCATAGATAAATATGAATGGCCGTTTCAAGAGTAATAAAGCATTTAAAGATTATACGATATATTTTTATACATGACCGCATTTGTCAAACAGTGCCACCAATTGTACCATATAGATAAAAAAAGAATAATTACCGAAATCCTTTATTCAAAATATAAAGAAGGTACTGGATACGAAACCATTATTGATACGTTTGATACGACGACAGACTGTGAATTTAATCAAGGTGTCCGTTGCGTTCGTTACGATAGGTTTCTCGATACTATGATTACTAAAACAATCGAAACCAGACGTAAAATGGTTTTGATTGCATTGGATAACGCGCTCTGTGAAAATAAAAATATCCACTCACTCATACGAATTATGAACTCTATAAAAATACTCGATCGAACATTTATACCGCCACTCATAAACAAAACGTGTTCTTGGCAAAAGAAACTCGTTAAGGATATATGTACAAACACGTTACCGCATATTGTTGAAACGTCTACGAGTGATTTGCGCCTCGAAAAAATATTTAGAACATTGCAATTAATAGAATCAGACACAATACACTAGATATGTTCATAGCATTTTTGGTCATCATAGCAGCTTCTGTTGCCTTTTTCTCTATTTCTTTATCACCTTTAATATTGTAATTTGTAAATCCTCTATCTATAGTTCTTCCTGGAATAAGTGGTCTAGATAAAGAACATTCTTCTGATCTGTAGCCGAGTCTCCCTACATTTTTAGAAATAACGCCACATGCTGGACTTTTATACATTTTCCCTTTTAATTCGTTCACTGGTGCCGAATATTTACCAAACTCGTATGGTTGTCGGCTCGTACCAGGCATGAAATTCACAAATGGATTTATATCATCCATGGTATTTTTATCATCGAGCATTACTTCACTCATGTTTTATAGTATATCACGAGATATATTTTTTGTGTTTCATTTTTTTACCGTGTTCCTTCCACATTTCATCGAGATCTACGTCGAGCATGTGCGCCAATTGAAACAGGTAACTGAATACATCGCCCATTTCCATCATTATATCGGTACCTTTACTCTTTTTTAGGTGTACTTTCTTGAACGTTTTTTTATTTTGGCGTATCGCAGATGCGAGTTCGCCGAACTCTTCGCTGAGAAGTAACCAGACCGTATCTATTCCAGCACGGTCCCACCCTTTTTCTTTACACGTTTTTTCAGTTTCATCTTTATAAAAATTTAAACTCATTGACTTACTCTATATTAAAATATAAACTTTATATAAGAAACATGAGTACAAACATAATTGGCATAATCGTAGCCATAATTATTGCTATAATTTTAGGTGGGTCCATTTGGTATTTTATTTTTAAAGAACCAGAAGAAATACCATACATTGATCCAACAGAGGGGCCATCAGAGGGGCCATCAGAGGGGCCATCAGAGGGGCCATCAGAGGGGCCATCAGAAGGGCCAGCAGAAGGGCCAATTGATAATGTTGAGGAGGAGGAGGATGAAACCCTAACATCGGGTTACAAAATCAGAGGTGCACCTTTTTAGAATACCATAATACAAACAGAGATTACCAGCATGTATTATAATTAATGCTAATTATACGTTAATTATATTATAAACCAATTTTATCGTTTATACCAAACTTGTTCCCGTACGTCGTCGTACTTACGGGTCTATCGATAGGAACACTTAACGTATCAATATCGTGTATGTATCCCATATATTGTGAAACACCCGTTTGGATTTGACCGAGCGCCGTGGTAATCACAATACCATTCATAAACTTAACTTGTTCCTGGACGTTCGCATTTGGGTCGCCAGAGTTGTTAATAAAAACAACGCGCATGATACTGTATAAATCGTTCGAGTTTTGGTAATCTATAGCGACACCGGTTTTGTCTCTGAAACTTTGACGGATACCACGCTGGAGTAAATTCATATTAAATTCTGAAAAGAACAATGTGTTCAGGGGTGTCGGGCACTGTTTGAGTGAATTTATGTGAAGAGCGTCGCACATTTAATATAGCCCTGGAAAAAAAGTATCAGTAAATATAAATGTTAAGTCTCGCTGATTTTGACACAGCATATTCGACCAAAGCCTGTAATACCGAAAGACCAATTTGTCAGGCACCAGAGTGCTTCATCGCATCGTACCCACCAGTCGCCAAAGTTGGTGATGCTTCGGGTAGATTTTTTGTGAATACATATCTTCTCCAGCCCAACCGTTTTCTTGAAACCGTCGGACCAGTAACTATTAGAAGTGAAGATTTCAAATGTTCAAAGTAAGTTAAAAAATAGAGTAGTACTACTAATATAAATGAGAGTCACGAAACGATCCGGTCGTGTTGAAGACGTTAAATTTGATAACGTCACCAACAGGATTTCAAAACTTACATACGGGCTCTCCGAAACCGTCGATGTTACTAAAATCGCTCAACAAGTCTTTTCGTCAATATACGATGAAATCAAAACCCACGAAATTGATACTCTTTCGGCTGAGATATGTATCGGTATGATTACGTCCGATCCTGATTACGAGACGTTAGCGACTCGTCTGGTCGCCAGTAACATTCAAAAACGTGCGCCAAACAACTTTCATATCGCTATGCGTAAACTTCATAAGGCGGGTATCGTGACCCACGAAGTATTGGAAGTTTCGGCAAAGGTAAAGGATTGTATTAAACCTGAACGCGATTTTGAGTTTGGGTATTTTGGTCTAAAAACACTCGAAAAGGGGTACCTTCAGAAGATTGATAATGAGATTATCGAAACGCCCCAATATCTATACATGCGTGTTTCTATAGGTATTCACGGTCACGATATCGATCGTGTCCTGGAGACGTACGATGCACTTTCGAGTGGGTTATTCATTCACGCAACACCGACCTTATTTAATGCGGGTACACCCAGACCACAAATGTCGAGTTGCTTTTTAATCGCAAATAAGGAAGATAGCATTGACGGAATTTATGACACCGTAAAGGAGTGTGCGCGAATCAGTAAATGGGCCGGAGGTATCGGATTACATATCCACGATGTTCGTGCCAATAAATCACACATTCGTGGTACTAATGGTACTTCAGATGGTATTATTCCCATGTTGCGTGTATATAATACAACCGCGAGATACGTAAACCAGGCGGGGCGACGTAAAGGGTCTATTGCCGTCTACCTTGAGCCATGGCACGCCGATATTATGGATTTCTTAGAAATTCGTTTAAATCAAGGTGATGAAGAGGCGAGGTGTCGCGATCTTTTCTCGGCCATGTGGATCCCGGATTTGTTCATGAAACGCGTCGAATCCGGTGGTAATTGGTCTTTGTTCTGTCCCGATACAGCAAAGGGTCTTTCGGATGTATATGGAAAAGAGTTCGAAGACCTTTACGAAAAGTATGAAAGTGAAGGACTTTCAAAGAAGGTCGTACCGGCGACCGATATTTGGAAAGCTATTATTAAATCACAAAGTGAAACGGGGACGCCATACATGCTCTATAAGGATGCGTGTAATGAAAAGTCGAACCATAAACATCTTGGTACGATTAAGTCGTCTAACTTGTGTACGGAAATTATAGAGTATACAGACAAGGACGAGACGGCCGTGTGTAATCTCGCATCCATCGCATTACCCAAATATGTTGATACAGAGACAAACACGTTTAACCACGAAGAGTTACACCGTGTTACGAAAATGGTAACGCGAAACTTGAATAAGGTTATAGATAAAAACTTTTACCCGACCGAAAACGGACAACGTTCGAACATGCGTCATCGACCTATTGGTATCGGCGTACAAGGTCTCGCCGATGTATTTATCATGCTCCGTATGACGTTCGGTTCCGACAAATCAAAAAAATTGAACATCGATATATTCGAAACCATATATCATGCGTCGCTCGAATCGTCGTGTGAGCTCGCAGAAATGTATGGACCCTATGAAACGTTTGAGGGGTCGCCGTTCAGTCAAGGTATTCTCCAATTTGATATGTGGGATCGCGATCCGAAATTTAGTGGTCGCTACGATTGGAATGCTATGCGCGAACTCGTAAAGAAAGGTACGCGAAACAGTCTTTTACTCGCACCAATGCCTACCGCATCAACATCCCAAATTTTGGGTAATAACGAGTGTTTTGAACCGTATACGACCAATATCTATTTGAGACGAACACTCGCGGGTGAATTTGTGGTCGTCAATAAACATTTAGTAAACGATCTGAAAAAGATTGGTCTTTGGTCAAAGGAAATGAAAGATCTTATGGTGAAGGCGAACGGGTCAGTCCAAAACATCATGGATATCCCGAATGATCTTAAGGAATTGTACAAGACCGTATGGGAAATGAGCCAAAAAACAATCATTGATATGGCGGCCGATAGAGGTGTGTATATAGACCAAAGTCAAAGTATGAATTTGTTCGTCGAGAGCCCGACACTTTCAAAACTTTCGTCTATGCACATGTACGCGTGGAAATCAGGTTTGAAAACCGGTATGTATTATCTCAGAAGTAAAGCGAAATCGCGTCCGATTCAGTTTAGTCTGGAAGCGGATTGTGCCATGTGTTCGGCCTAAACAATAAAATATCAGACTATATAAATGTCAAACAATAACGTCACGAGTAAAAGAAATAAACAAAAGGAATCATTTTTAAATACAATATCCAAACACTTTAATGTAAAAAATTTCAATAGGGCGTTAGGGTTCCAGGCGAATAAACAAAAAGAACTGAAAAACGTAAAAGTTAATAGAAGAAAGAACAAAAA